TATTAACACCTATTTTACCGATGTATCTGTAACCTACGATGTAAAGAACTTTAGTACTTGTTAAAGCAGTCGGAATTGTTTCTCCGATAAAGTTTAGAACACCTGATTGATAGTTATAGAAGAACTCTCCGGTTCCACCTGAACCAGCACCAAAGATTTGAGTACCTGTTGAAGTTGGATCTGCAACTCCGGCATCATCTACCCAAACACCAACTGAATATGTTGATCCGAATTCTGCTGGAATCCAGTAAGTTAAACTAGTCTTCCAAGTAGGATAAACACCCCCAACTGGAACAGTTGTGTTGTCTGCTGTACATTCTGCCGCGCCAGTACCTGTATAAGCAGTAACAACATCGGTAACGGCTGCTCCTACTCCTGGAATCTGGTCTGCTTGAGACCATAACGTGTCGCCACGTATTAATAATGGACTTGCTATTGATTCGTTTGACGGACTTTTATTTGCTTCCGTGTCAGTTTTAGTGACACCAAATGCCTGTTTATAAAGTAAGTCTACTTTTTGTGAAATTGGTATGCTCATTTTTAATTACTCGCTGATTCTAATGTTAATACTGTCATCGTCTGACCACTTGTCAATGCGATACGAACGTAAATTTCATTAGTAGCTGTACTAGATGAACTTACCGTACCGAATGTCGCAGTAAACGCTTGATTTGATTGTGATGACCCTGTTGGTACAACTCCACCTAACGCACAACCGTCTGATCCGTTGCCTCCTGCGCCTGTGTTTGCACCCGGAACTCCGGATCCTGCATATGATACTGTCATATCTACCCATCCATTTTGATTAGATGCGGCATCAATTGTAGACCCGGGTACTGCTACCCAAAGACCTGCAACTGTTCCTGAAAATTTAATATCAAATTTAGAAACTGATGTTCTTACAAATTTAAATGTAAAGTACTGTGTACCTGATCTACTTGCTGATAAGTCGGGCCCTACTGGTAAATAACCAGTTGAGTAATCTGTTTCATCATGGCTTAATACATCTGCTACAACTGTTGAGTCATATGTTTCTAATGTTCCAGTTTGACTGTCAAACACTGTTGCACTAGCAGAGAAAGCCGGAGTGTCTGTTGAACCCGGGTTTATAATACGCTGTGCTAGTCCAGCGCCTGTACCGATTGTTGAACCGATATAGACGTTTGCTTCTTCAATTCTGCTTGAAGAAGATGAAGTACCTGTTTTATATAGTACTGTGCCTGATGGTGTGAATGTTTGTACACCAGTTGCATAAGAGTTAAAACATGAAACACTAGGACCAGATGTACTTGAACCGAAGCCTGATATGACTGATGCAGTAGTAGTAACTGCTTGACTACCTGATGCTACATGCAACTGAGCCGCTAATGGAGTTGTTACTCCAGCAGTTGAGTATGTTACAGAAGAAGGTGAACTAAATGCTCCGCCCCCTGATCCTGAAATGAATGTATCACTTGTTGGATACATATTACCTGACAGTCTGTTTACACTAAACCCAATTTCGAAATCATTTGAGTTATTATAATGAGGTACAGTTGAACTATATGTATAACTTGGTGTTGCGTCTGCTGTGAATACTACAGATGTGAACTGTGGGGTGCCGGGAGCGGCTGAATCATAGTACCACGTATCTTTGTTACTTGAAGTAGTTGCAGTATCATCTATTAAGACTTCGTTCCAACCACTTGTTACAGTACCTGATGCGTCTGATGTAAAGACTGACCAGAAACCTGCGGCTACACTTGAATCAACTGCGTTATAGTCTACGTTGTTTGTGATGATCAAGTTGCTGTATGTTCCTGCTCCGTCTAAAGAAGTAGTTAAAGTTCTGCTACCTGCGGCTGCACCGTTAAGTTGAACAGAGATTGTGCCTGAATCACCAGGGCCTGCGTTTGTAATAGCATTGACATTGTAGCTAGATGCTCTACGTGTTTTTGAAACTGTAGTACCTGCTGCCACTGCCGCTGTGCCGCCTGCTGTATTATCTGGCTGAGTAAAACTATCTGCCATTCTGTACGATGAAGTACTTTGAATTGCGATAGTCTGACTAGCCGGGAAGTCAGGTGGACTAGCTGGAACTAATTTTCCTAATACTGTGTTTAACTGAGCAATTGAATTAGAGACTGATGATGCTGTTGTTAAAGTCAATGCGTTAGATGTTAATGATCCTTGAGTCGGCGTGCCTAATGCTATATCGATAGCACCTGTTGCCGCCGGGATAGTAACAATTCCTGTTACGTTCAACGTACCTGTAACATTAGCGCCGGTCGCAGTGATGTTTCCAATCAGATTGCCGCCTGAGTTTAACTGAATGTTGCCATCGGTAACAGGTATACGGACATTAGATGTTCCGTTTTGAATGCTTGTTGCATCAATACCTGTTAAGTTAGCACCGTCTCCGAAGAATGCTGTTGCAGTAAGGTTACCTGTTAGGTCAACATTACTGTTTGTTTTGTTAATTGTAAACGTAGAAACCCCGCCAAATGATTCGTCATCATTAAACTGAATTGCTGTGTTTGCTCCACCTGGATCAGATAGATCCCAGGGTACGCCGTTAGCGTAGTATAGGTTGTCAGTTAAAACACCCAAGGCCGCGATGTTTGCTGTAAACGTTGCGCCGTTTGTTGTGATGTAACCGTTCGATAAAATTATGTTGGCCGGTGTTTCTCCTACTGAGAATCCCGCTACCGAGTTAAATGCTTTGATTGCCATGTTTTGGTCTCCGTAAACTATAGATGTATTTAGCTGTTTGAATTAAAAAGAAGTGCTACTATCGGTTATTTTTGCCTTTGTTTTTGCTTTGTTTTCAACAATGTATTATTAAGAAGCATACTCGTCTAATAATATGCTATAAGTAGTACTATTGGTCGTCGCAGGGGTAGCATATAGAACGATTTGAGCGGCTCTGAACCCGTCGCCCGGGACGTAAGTTACTGCAAAGTCAGCAAGTAACGATCCAACAGAAATAGTTGCATACTCTACATAGTTAACAGTGGTTCCATATACTGCCGATGTGATCTTTACTGTCTGTCTGGATGCGTTAGCAGGGTCAGTTGCAACAATAGTATAGTCTATAGCAGAAACTGTTGAGGCTTCTGTTGCACAGATTTCAACTGCTGATATAGCTGTTGTTACACCAGTCTTAACTTTCGATGTTCTGAATGAATATGCACCTGAGCCTACTGTCATGTTGTTTGCAACAAGAGTTCCTGCCATTGTCATAACATTAGTTGCTTTGTTGTAAACTACATTGGCGTCTCCGCCGAATGTACCAGCATCGTTAAACTGCATCTGTGTGTTAGCACCGCCGGGTGTTCCGCCGCCGCCGCCGCCACTTTGAACAGTCCATGAGAGATTGCCTGAACCGTTTGTTGCTAATACATAGCCGTTTAATCCACCGTCAATATGTAAGTTTGCAACAGGCAATTGCACATTAGGCGAGTTCTGCAAGTTTGCATTACCTGACATTGTAAGATTGCCAAGAGTAGTAATTATTACTGGTCCAGTAAATGTAGAAGTTTCTGTTACTGCTATGTTACTTGCACCGATGTTACCTGTGACTGATAATCCACCTGCTCCTACTTGTAGACCTGTTAATATTCCAACAGAAGTAATGTTTGGTTGTGCTACTCCTACTACATTACCTGCAAAGTTAGCAAAGTTTGCACTTGCTCCTGCTGATATATCTGCGAATACTCCGTTACCATATAAAACAGTATCAGTTGCACCTGTAAGATCGACTACAGAGATGTTTCCTATACCTGTGATATTTGCATATGTTAAGTTAGAAACATTTCCACCTTCACCAGCAATATGAATTGCTGTTAATTTATCAGTACTAATATCGTATATAAAGCCTGCGTCTCCACCAAATGCTCCTGCATTATTAAACTGGACTTGAGTGTTTGCTCCACCGGGGACGCCATTACCACCGCCACCGCCTGATTGTGCTGTCCAAGACAAGGCGCCTGAGCCGTCTGTTTGTAAGACATAGCCGTTTGTACCGCCCGTGATCGTTATGTTGCCAACTGCACCTAGATTCGCAGTAGTTGTAGTTTTTAAGTTGGTGACTGTTAATTGAGTGTTTGCTTGGTCAAACGTGAAACCCGCTGAAGCTCCAAATAAGCCAGAGTTGTTATATTGTACTTGTCTATTTGAGCCTGCAGGATCACTTGAGAAAGAGGCTCCGTTAGCATAGAAGAAGTTGTTTGCATATACACTGTTAGATGTAACATTTCCAGCTGGATAGTTGACGTTAGTAACTACGTTTGCGTTACCATCTACAATATTTATTGGGGGTAACCCTGCTGAATATCCCGTTAACGAATTAAATTTATCTGCGGCCATTTAGTGATTCCATTAGTTATGTCTTGTATTTATGCTGATATAATAAAAAGAACCCATTAAAAAAGTACCCTATAAAACTTTTTAATAAATAAAAGTATGCTTACAAGACAACCAATACGACCTAAATGCAGTAGTTGCATCATATCATATGCTAAACCTAACGGTATTAGTAAAGGAGGATTTCAAAAATGGCACAAGTATTGTGTTAGTTGTGCTAAGGCTTTGTATAATAAAAAAATAACACATTTAAAATACAAGACTACGACATGTGTTGAATGCGGATTTGTTCCTGAAGATTTAATTCAATTAGATATTGCATATAGAGACCTTAACCCACAGAACAAATCAAAAAACAATATAGTGACAGTCTGTGCAAATTGCAATAGATTAAGACGTAAAAAGATTAGAGAAGGTAACAAACAATTAGAAATGTCTGTCGATTCTACTATTAGAATTTAAAGTTTGATTTCTTCGATTTTGTTATACCAATCATTGTAATAGATAGATAGTTTTTCTCTATCATATCCGTTGATGCCTAGTATATCATACATTTCTTTAATAGCATCTAGGGTTTCTGTTTCAGATTCATACTTTCTTACATCAAACTCATAGACTACATTAGGAAGTGATCTCATCTGTGCTACATTCATTTCATAATTATCTAGTCTCTCGTAAAAAATTTTAATTAGTGGATCTTTACTTGCTCTTTTCTTCACATAATCATGCGGGTGAGTAAACAAAATAATATTTGCATTCTTCCAAATCTTTTTAATTTCAATGACTTCTGGATTAAAGTGTGAGGCTATAAAGAATTTGTAATCACTATGCGATACATCTTTAACATAACTATGATATGATATTCCTCTCCAAGGGTCTATATAATCTTTTTTATCAAAGCCAAAGAATTTGTTATCTGAAATATTAAGGTCAGTCCAATAGACACCTTTCTTTATGTTAGCTATTTCTCCTAACAGATAGTTTAATTTATCTTCTGGAGAGAACTCACCTCTTAGTTGGGCTTCGGTCATTTCTTTGTGCCCGAATAACCCATGATCAGATAGGCTTAAACAATTAGCCATAAATTTTCCACCAGAGTAATTATGATACCAGATAATAGTTAAATTATCAGTATCTAAATTGCAATCCTCAGGCTTGACTCTAATTATTTCTTTAGACAAGTTTTATATTCTCTCCGTCTTCTCCTAAATCTTCATTGCCGTCTGCATTCAAATTAGTCAATGAGTCTTGCAGGTCTTTGTACGTGTCTGCTTCTTCTTGCCCAACGACAGGAGGCTCGGTAATCGGGTCAATGTTAATGTCCACTGCTCCTGGATTTTCAATTGTTCCGACTTCTCCTACGATTTCATTCACAGAAATGTTGAGTGGTATAGTTGTTGCTCTTTCTTTCTTTTTTTCAGCAACTTCATCATCGTATTCTTCCCAAATGCCTTGTTTGTTTAGATACTCTTCAGTGTACTTGCCGAGTGGGTCATGCCATTTCATATTCATGTAACCAACCATTGCATGATAGGCTTTACCCATCGATTCTGCACCATCCCATTCTTGTTCTAACTCTTCTTTTTTGTAATAGAGTTCTTCTATTTGTTCCCAGTATGGAGTTTCTATTAGAGTGAATGCAAATTCATCAGTGTCTATATCTTCACCGTCTGTTTCAATAAACCATGCACCAAAGCTACCTTTCTCAGCACTATGAAATACTAAAACTGGCTTGTAGTCAGTTAGATCGTCTGGCTTACTATTATCAACATATGCTTCTCTGCCGTGCAAACAATGTGGTTCTATTGTGACTTCATCTGAGTAGTCTGCATAGAAGTAGTCATCGCTACCGTCAGCAGGAACTTCAGTAATAATGAAGTTACTATCAGCATATGCACTGTTTGCGTGTTCAATCTCGTCACACTCGTTCCAAGCACAAAAGTCTTTTTTGATTAACGGGATACCTTCTACTTCTGGCTCATCGCCCCATTCTAACTTTTGCAGATGATCTATCAGTTCACCCTCATCATCTTGTTCAAGCCAATAATCTACGAAGTCAGCATTTATTTCACCGATGGTTAATTCTCCACCGTATCTACCTGCTTCAATTCTAAATTTTCTCTTCGCCATAATAATTCCTCAAATAAATTCTTGTATAATCTAGTATACTACTAAATCATACCGTTGTCAAGTATTTAATATCCCTTTGGGTAGCCACAAAAAAAGGAAGAGCCTAAAAGACTCTTCCTTAAACTTATACCAATAAGTTGATTATATAATAATCGACTTAACTGAAACTTAAGTTTTGAACCGCAATCTCACCTAAATAATCAGCCGCATTACCAAAAGATGATGCAGTGTTAGTTAGTTCAACATATCCGTAACGAGTCATAAATGATACGACTGGTTCGAATGTAGCTGGATCTAGTACAACTCCACTGCTCATTAATGGAATATATGGGCAATAGAAGGCTGCCGCATCAGTTTCAGATGAACCTTTGTATCCAACTAATACTGCTTGAGTATCAGGTGCATAAGAGTCAACGAAAACACGCATAGCGCCGTTCAACGTACCAACAAACTTAGTGTTAGTAGGAGCTTCGAAAGTTCCTTCAGTTGTACGAGCAAATGCTGATGTAGTAGCAGATTGTAATACAGTCAGTGCCGCAGAACTCACAACAGCCCAGTTACCTGCGCCTCTACGTGTTCTTTGAGCAATCAAGTTTGCAACTCTGTTGATAAGAACGGCCAAAGCGGCATGTTCGTCACCAACGTAAGTAGCAGTACCTGAAACAGCTGCCTGGTTATATGTGAATTCAGTTGCCGCTAACGTTCTAAGAGATAGTAAAATCTCCTGATCGATTTCAGCAGTGATTTCTTGTGCTAAAGCAGCCATTATCTCTGCTTCAACATCGATGCCGTGCTGAGACTGTGCGTCCTGAGCGGCTTCGAATGTCCAACGTGCTTGTAACTTACGTGACTTCGCTTCAACAGCTTGTCTTAAGATTTGCACACTGATTTGCTTACCGCCGTTTCCTTCTAAAGTTGCTGTATCAGCACCAGTATATGAAGCGGATGTTCCTGTTGCTTGAGCAGTACGTGAATACGCCTGAGCAATTTTGAACGGTGATAATGCTTCTTCACCAGCTGTTACCGAAGTAGCGGCTGCTGAGTTGTCAGTCAATGACTGAGCGTAACGAACACGTAATGTGTGAATCTGTCCAACAGGACCAGTCATTGGCTGAACGCCGACTAGTTCGTTAGCAATAACAGTAGGCATAACCCTTCTGATTACTGGTAAGATTACACGGTTAAGTGTTGCTATATTTCCTGCACCGGTACTACCTGCGGTAGCATTCTCATTTAAGAGACCTTTGCGAGTGTTTTCGAGGACCACACCCATTGTTGAGCGGCGCGTGCCTTTTAAGCCTTCTAACAGGGCGTCTTTTGTCTCGTCCCAACGGCTTTCTAAGAGTACTTGTGACATGGTTATTTCTCCTAATCTATGTCTAGTTTATATTAAAGCCCTGCCAGGCGTTTAAGATCGATAACATTACTGTCACCTTCCTCAATCATTTGTTCTTTCTTGGCAGATTTATTACCGGTTTGTGCAGTCGAAACAGATTCAGTTAGAGATTTCTTAGTAGAACTCTTTTCACTTCCTTCATTCAATACTGCTGGTAAATACTTATCAAATGCGTTCGTCAGCTTTGGCGTCTGAACACTTTCTAATAAAGATCGCATTACTAAAGATTTCTCTTTGTTTAAAGATGACACTAATTTGTCTAAAGTCTTTTCACGTTGAGTTGATTCTTTGATAATGTTTACTTCACGTTCTTTTGATTCAATGATCCGAATTGCTTTCGCAAGTTTGACCTTTGATTCGGCTAGTTCCTGTTCTTTGTCGTTCAATACATTAACAATCTTACGAGTCTCAGCCTTATCATTTAGATAAGTTGTGCTGAATTCTCCTGCGAATGTTTCAAATATCTTGCGACCGAAGTTATTCTCTCTAGCAATTTGAATATCTTCCTTAAGTTGTGATAATTCACCTTTAAGATGAGATGATACAGACTTACTCAATCTTGCGGCACTTTCAGAGACAAATTTGTCTTTCAATGCTGTAAGTTGTGAACGTCCTTCTGCAACTAACTTAACTCGTTGTTCTACCACTGCTTGTCTATCCTGAGCAAATTCTTTGATCTCTCTAGCCAATGCATGAGTGATAAACTTTTGAAGTTTATCTTGGTTTTCCAACTGAACCTTTCGGTCTGCACGTAGTTCTTTAATTTCTTCTGCTAACTTAGTTACCATAAAGTTATTAAATTTCTTTGCACTTTCCTTCAGTTTCATTTTCGCTTTTACACGGTCTTCATTAATTGCTGTTTTCTCTTCATGGAATTCTTTAATTTCCTCTGAAAGAGAATCAGTTATCATCTTATCAAGGGCTTCAACCATCACACTTCTGTCATGTTCGTATCGTTGTGCGAATTCATTTCTGAGTTCCCCACGAACTTGATCTTTAGCCTCGTTTAACTTAGTGCTCCAAGTGCTTTCTAGTTCACTTGCAACGTCTTCATTAATAAGACCTGAATCAATTAATGGTTTGATAGCATCTAACATGCTGATTTCCCCTCTATTTTTAGTCGATTTTTAAGTCTTTGATCAAACGAGAAATCTCGTCTTTCAAATACCGTTCTACTTTCTTGTTGCCTCTTGCTTCTCTTGCGATTTCTAAAACTTTATGTCCGTGCTTCATATTCATGAGGCCCTCGTATATTGCTTTAGGATATGCATTAGGAGCACTTGGTTGTGCAACAATGTCCACAGTGATTATTTCAAAATCACTTACTCGGCCATCAATATCGTTAACGTTGCCGCTACCTCTACTAGATACTCCGAGTTTTACCCCTGACTCTAACATGGTCTGAACTAACTGACCCATCGGAGTTGGTAAAATCTTTAATTTGCCGTAGCCATTCGGCCCGTCCATCCACATCTTAGTGATCATGTGTGACACACGATCTAAGTTGATTTTTAAATCATCTGGATGATCAACTTCACCTAATACAGAATTACCTTCTTGTATTTGTGTGTTGAGTGTTTCTACGGCTAGTTCTATCTCATTGACAGGGTAAACACGTTCGTTTGCGTTTTTAACCCCGCCTTGTATGAAGATACCCTTCATGTAAAGGGTTTTTAAATCTGTATCCCCTTCCTTAACGGACTCGACCATCATTTCTGCACGGTCAAACGATAAGTGTTCTTTAAGGTACAAAGCCATTTATATCAGTTCCTTAATCTATTACAGATTTAGTGTTTGTTCCAGAAGCCTGTGCTGTGACTGGCTTAGGAGCGGCACTTAATGGTTTAGCATTTTTGCCTGGCTGATTCTGCCAATTAGAAGAACCATCAACGTCTTTAGCTTTAGGAGCTGGACGTCCTTGTTCTCCTGCATT